CACCACGACCTGTTCCCGCTGTTGCAGATGTAGTTGGATAACCAGTTGCGTAATCGTTATTGCCACCAAAGGAACTTGAGCCACCAGTTCCAATTCCACTACCGCCACCCACTCTTATATTACGAGTAGCGCGAATTCCATTTCCGCTTCCACCTGAGCCAGTAGTTGAATTACCAGTCCATTGTGGAAAGAGCATGGTTGCATTACCAGCAGTTCCACTTCCACCTCTACTTGTGGAAGTTCCACTTACGGTAGGAAAATTAGCACTATCGGCATTTGTAGTTACCAAACTGCCAAAGTTTGTAGCGGTTGGAGCGACAGGAGAACCACCGTTAGTAAGATTGGCAGTTCCTTTTGCACCAATGGTAACTGTGGTTGCGCCATTAGTTTTTACAATTCCTGTGTTGAGGTATCCTGCGCGACCGCCTGGTGCGCCTCCCCAACCTGAATCATAAGCACCGCTTCCGTATCCCGCTTCGCCGCCACCAATACAAAGCACTCCCAAAAATCCTGTTTGGTTATATGTACCTGTAGTATTAATTGTGGTAAGAGTTCCATTACCAATACTAAGTGGGGTTAATGATGACGCTGTTTTTTGAATAGTAACGATAGCACCAACTGTTCCACCATCTTTTAAGGTAAGGTAAACATCGGTTGCGGCAGTTGCAAGCGTTAAACTTACTGTACCTGATGTTGTAGTAACGGTAACTATAACTCCCGAGGCATCACAGAATGTGGCAATTGCGTTGCTGGTTGTTGGGCTAACAGAAACGGTGTAAACACCAATGTCAAAAGGATTTGTATGCTCATAAGTTGTGTTTGTTGCCGCCATAGCGACTGCGAAAGCACTAGAGCCTCCCCCACTTGCGGCGGGTGCTGGTATTACTGAAATAGCCATTATGAAATCTCCATTCCTGAGATGTGGTAGTTGATTGATGTTGCTGAAGCAAAACCTGTAATTGTCTTTGGGGTTGCATTTGCATCAAGGACTTGCTTCAAATCAATAATTACTGTTGTATCCGCTCCAATGGCAACTGCATCAAAAAGTTTTACGCCATCAAGGGAAATATCAAAAGTTCCTGCTGTTGCTGTTGTATTGACAATTGCAATATTTGTCACAACGGTTGTTGTTCCAGTTGTAGGTACTGTATAGAGCGTTGCGCTTGATGTAGCGAAAGCCGCTCTTGCTAGTGCCTTGGCTAAATTTGGCATTTATTACTCCTTCTACCGACTCAGGTTTGGAAATTCTATCAGAGACTAAAAAGCGCTCATCAAAATTTCGATAAATGTATCTTGGATTGTTTTTGTACCCGTACCATTTCCAATTGTTGCCCCACCCGAGATTGCTACTGTTCCAGTAACCGAAGGAAGTGTGATTGTTGTAGTTCCCGCTGTTGCTGGGGCTAGGACTGTTGCTGTTCCTGAAGATGAACCAGCAAAAATAACTCCCGTTCCAGCAATTGTCTTGGCAGAAAGGGTCTGTGATGAGGTTGTATCAACCAAAGTCTTGCTTGCTGGAATCGTTGTTCCATTGATGGATGTACTCCAAGAAGGAGTTGTTCCATCTGTCACAAGAGCGTATGTAGCACTTCCTGATTGTGACGGCAATCCTGTGTAATATGCACTAAAGGTTATATTAGTTGTACCTATAGTGATTGTTCCTACTGTAGCGTTTGCAAAAGTTTTACCAGTATTTACGGTTCCGCCAAGGACATTTATAATATCCCCATTTTCCATTTCACCTTCAGGTGAATTATCCGAATCATCGGCACGGGTTAGAACCCAAGGAACAGAACCGCTACCAGCAGTAGTCAGAGTATAAATACCGTTTTGTTTTGCATCTGTTTGGTCTTTAACAAGAACACGATTACCAACTGATACTGATTGACCATCCAATGTACCAAATGCACGGTTTGTGTCAGCGGTGAGTGTTGCTCCAACGCCACTTGTTCCGTTGCTGTATGTAGTAGCAAGGTTAGTTGTTGTTGCGGCAACTACTGGAGCATGGAAATTTACTCCCGCTGTAACTGCATCTACATATTGCTTGGTTGCAAGACCAAGAGAAACCGTTGGGTCTCCTGAAGCCAAGCCACCAACAAGAGTCTTATTTGTAAGACTGTCTGTTGTAGCCTTGCCAACTAAAGTGTCGGTAGCGTTAGGAAGCGTAAGTGTGCGGTCAGCAGTTGGGTCTCCCGCGGTTAGAGTTGTCTCAAAAGCATCAGCGGTAGTACCTTCAAAAATAATTGTATTCCCGAAAGCGATTTGAAGCCCTGATTGCTGACCAGTAAAGGTAGCGTTGTTGATGACGGGCGCTTCAAGCGTTTTGTTACTTAGGGTTGCCACACCATCGGCGGGAACTCCAGAAACACCATTAGTAGTTATTGCCATTATGCAATTTCACTTCCAAAAGCGTTGAATGAAAAGTCTGCCGTTGAAGCATAAACAGTAATAATATCTGAGGAGTCAATCGTTGCGCCGAGGGTATAGGCGGTTGTTGTGTTGGCACCTAAAGTTGAGTCATAAACGATGTAATGCTCGGCTGAGAGCGTTGCTCCATTTGGGCGGATAGCGATACGGTATGTGCCGCCAGAAACGCCTCTATTGGTCACCACAAGGCTTGAAACGACTGTCTGAGTTGATGAGGGGCAGGTGTAAAGAGTTGTTGCCGTTGTTGCCGAAGGCGCAATTTGCCCTAAGACTTTGTACGATGTTGCCATGTGGTTATCCTCCGATGAGAAGTAATGGGTTTATTGTACCCGATGAGTTATTTTGGGCAGTTGTAGCGCTTGCAACAGCCTGAGCGCTATAGGCTTGTGCTGATGTTGTGAAGCCGTCAATATCCGAGCCAGTTAGTTGATACTGAGCCGCGGTCAAAGCGGTGTATGAAGAAAAGGCTATATCTAAATTGGTATAGGAGGCATAGGCAGATGGGATATACCAATATTTGCCGCTGGCTAAAATGGTGTCTGTAGTCTCGTTTATTTGACCGTCTAAAGTAGTAATATTTGAAGTCAGGGAATTCCAAGTAGTCGCATCAATCAACTGGACATAGGTTGTATCAAGGGTTGGGTCTGGGCTTATATCTGCTAAATCCAAACTTCCTGAAGTGGTATATGGGATGCTAATTTCGTAGGAGCGCCCACCCGAGAATGATTCCTCAACTGCGTATGTGAAGGGGTTAGGCACAACATCTGGGTCGTTTGTTGCTGGCAATGTGGTAGAGAATGAGCCACTCACCAATGGAACAACAACGGAAGAAGGGGCAACCATCTGGTCGTCAGTTCCATTTCTTAGAACCTCAGAAACGCTAAAACGAATCTGACCCTCAATCGCATTTCCCTCAAAGTCTACATAAGTTCCAGTAATTTGAACTGTAGTTAAATTTGCACCTAGAGCCATTACGCACCCACAAAAAGCATAAGATTAAATTTTTGAGCAAGCAGTTGCTCCGCACTTGTTTTAGAAGTTAGCGCAGTTGTGGTGGCTGCGCCTAAAGCATCTGTGTTAGGTTTTGCTAGATTTGTTGCTACTTCTAGTTCCGTTAATAATGCTGAGTAAGTTATATGTTGGGCAATCGGAACATACGGTTCTGACATATTAGACTCCCATCATTAACATAGAGCGAACTGTGAATTGAGCGATTTCATCAGCCGCGGTTGCGGTTGCTGTCGCATAAGAAATTGTATTTGATTCGTATACATCCGCACCAACAACAATGACTCGAACTCCCTCTGCCGTTGTGTATCTTGATAACAGAGATACATACTGGTCTACGGTTGTATAAGAAGCAGATTCGGCGGCTGATACAGCGGGTAGTAAATCTGCTAAATTTTGGGTTGTTCCAGCAACAGAGAGTGGCAAAGCAATTTGGAATGTTCTCCCACCAGAAAAATTCTCAACAAAAGTATAGATAAATGGCTGTGGTATTACATCCGTATCACTTGTTACAGGTAATACGGTAGTAAAAGAACCATTTGCATCAAGAACTTTGTTTATATTTACTGGCATGATAATTTTGTTATCTGCCTTTTCTTTAATTATTGTTTGCGGTTCTATAACCAAGGAGCCTCGAACTGGGTTTCCCAGCAAATCAACATAAGTGCCTGTTATGGTACAAGTTGATAAAGATGCTGGGAGTGCCATGTTTTATGCTCCTTGGCGAATTACATTTACAGTCTGTGTTGATGCGGCAACAACACCGTAAAGTTTCTCACCGTCTTGCATTTCAATTGTAAAAGCCGCTCCAGCGGCTAATTCGACTCCGTAAGCGGTTGTAGTTACGCCTTCTCCACCAAGGTAGACTGTAGCGCCTCCCGTGGGATTCTGGACCGAGACGGTCTGACCATCTTTTCCAGCATAGTTAGATGAAATCTGCGTGGCTGTAGTGCCTACTGATACGCGTTGGTGTGTAATTGCCATGATGCTCCCTTAGAAAAAAAGAGGGTGACTCATTTTACTGAATCACCCCCTCGAATTACTTGGAGGCGACTTCCTTCTTCGCCTTTGGTTTTTCAACTGCTTCAACCTCTGGCTCGGCTTTAGGCTCTACCTTTGGCTTTACTACTTCATCAAGAATCTTGATGTAACGGCTTCTGTTGAGAGCCTTTGCGTGTTTCCATCCCTTGACATCAATAATGTCTCCAGATTGCAATAGGCGACCATCAACCACCATATTTTTTAGAATTTGTGCTTTCATATTACGCAGTCATGTCAATCCATACATAAGAGAATGTACGGGCTGTGTCGTTGATTGCTGAACCAGTTGGGTTGTAAAGATAAATTGAAACTGTGTCTGCTGCTGAGATAGCCGCTCCACAGAAAATCAAATCATCGTTTAGGTCTGCTGGTGGGTTTACGATAATGATGTCAGTTGTCTTAGCACCTGTAAGAGTGAAAGTAACTGAACCGCGAGATACTGTTGCGATTGAAGCAGGGTCTACTGATGCTGTACCAAAATCTAGTCCATACACCATGTCGCCAGTTGAACCTTGAATAGCACCAACTGAAACTTCACCGCGAGAAATACGATTTACTTGAGGCATTTATTTTCCTTTTCTAAGAAAGAAGGGGAGAGCCTTTTCAGACCCTCCCCTTCACTCAACCTAATTATGCAACGATTGTGGACCAGAAGTAACCGAGGTCTGCTCCGATTACCTTGTTATCAAATGCCATTTCCGCTTCGATGCGGTCTGACTTGATTGACTCCATGCGGAACTGTGAAGTTCCAACAGTCTGTCCGAGACCACCTGAAACACCTGTCCAAGCGAATGTGTAACCCGCTGATGGTGTAAGAAGTCCTGGATTTGGAGCAACATGTGTAAGAAGTGCGCCCTTGCCGAAAGCAAAGCCGTAAGCCTCAGATGCACCTTCGTTGTTAGTAGCCTTTACAGCCTTTGCAACCATTACGCGTGGGATGTCAAACATCGCGCCAAGCATGTCAGTTGTGATTGTCTGTGAAGATGTGTACTTGATGCGGTCTACCAAGTCTGGGTGGTTCTTTAGTGACTTGAATACATCGTATCCGAGAACGAGTGTGTTTGCTTCCATTCCTGTGTTTCCAAGAATTTCTGCCTTTGCTGTTTCAATGTCAGCAATTGGGTCTGATGATGCGTAGTCTGACCATTGCTTTGTCTCACCTGATGATGGAGCGCCTGAAACACCAGTTACATCGTCTGCCCATACGCCTGTTGTGAAGAAGTCAGTTACGAACTGAAGTTCACGGCGAAGCATTAGACGGCGTGTAACGAACTCTGTTGCCTCACGGAGAGGGTTCAAAGGTGAATCTGCGTTAGCAAGTGTCTGGTCATCTACATCTTTGTGGAAAGCCCATACATCTGCTGAGTATGTTCCAGTTGAAAGATTGTAACCGCCACCAGCAGATTCAGTTCCAGGTGCGCGGCGCTGAGCCTCGTCACGGAACCAATCGTTCTTGGTGTAAGTGAAGTATTTGTCAGACTT